TTTGAAGAAGAGACGAAGTTGAGCGGGTTCTCCGCTGCCCCGGTGAAGGCCGAGGGTCAGGCTATTGCGTATGACAACGCGCAGGAGGCTTGGACGGCTCGTTACAACCACGAGACCATTGCTCTCGGCTTCTCCATCACGGAAGAGGCGGTTGAGGACAACCTGTACGACTCGCTCAGCAAGCGTTATACGAAGGCGCTCGCTCGTGCTATGGCGTACACGAAGCAGGTCAAGGCTGTGTCAACCCTTAACAACGGCTTCTCCGCTGCCTATCCGGGCGGTGACGGTCAGCCGCTGTTCTCGGCCTCACATCCTCTGGTCAACGGCGGCACCAACAGCAATCGTCTGACTGCCTCGGACCTCAACGAAACTTCGCTTGAGGCTGCGGTGATTCAGATCGCTGGCTGGACCGACGAGCGTGGTCTCCTTATCGCGGCGAAGCCTCGCAAACTCATCGTGCCCCCGGCGTTGATGTTCACTGCGAAGCGCATCCTCGATACGGAACTGCGAGTGGCAACTGCCGATAACGACATCAACGCTCTCAAGGCAATGGGGTCGATTTCGGAAGGTTACACGGTCAACCACTTCCTGACGGACACGAACGCTTGGTTCCTTACGACCGACGTTCCGAACGGCATGAAGCACTTTGTCCGTACGCCGCTCCAGAACTCAATGGACGGTGACTTTGATACCGGGAATGTTCGTTATAAGAGCCGAGAGAGGTACTCATTTGGGTGGTCGGACCCATTGGGTATGTTCGGTTCGCCGGGTTCGTCCTGATAAATCAGTAACTTACGCTGATTTGGGAGGGGGGCTTCGGCCCCCCTTCTTTTTGTCTTGACGTTCTAAACTAATCAAGTTAGTCTTTACCCGTATCAAAGTCCTAGAGGTAAAGATGGACACTTCAACGCTGCCCAAATCCCGCGCCGAGGCTAAGGCTAAAGGTGCCAAGTACTACTTCACAGGGGAGCCGTGCAAACACGGCCATATCGCCCCACGCAAGACTAAGGGGGCTTGTGTGGAGTGCCTAAAGGTTGAATGGGAAAAGGGCAACATTGCCCGTGCTGAATACTTTCGGCAGTACAACCAATCCGAAGCAGGCAAAGAATCCAAACGAGAATATTACGAGAAAAACAAAGAGTTGGTCAAAATCAAAGCCCTTGCTCGCCCAAATGAAATTAGGCGCGAGTACCGTAAAAAACATAAAAAGAACAATCCAGATATCTACCGTGTTTTAGTCAACGAACGGCGGCGGAGGTTTCGTAACGCCACTCCCAAGTGGCTTACCAAAGAAGACAAACGGGCTATTAGGCAGTTGTATATCGACGCTATGACAGTGACCCGCATCACTGGAGTGCCGTATGTCGTGGACCATGATTACCCTTTGAACGGTGAGACTATCTGTGGACTGCATGTCCCAACTAACCTAAAAATCATGACCCGCGAAGAGAACCTAAAGAAGTCCAACAAACTCGTTGACACCCCCAATCCACCAGCGTATACAGAGACATCGGGAAAAATTTGCTTGCCAGACAGCCCCGACTGACGACATGCAGACTGGCAGGCGCAACTCGCATGTGAGGTATTTTCAATGGCTCGTACTACGTTTTCTGGCCCGGTAGCCTCTCAGAACGGCTTCCTTATCAACCCTAGCGCGACGGTTACGGCGGGTGGCGCGGCCATGCTGCTGGCTACTACGTCGAGTGTCGGCATCTATGTCGGCTCAGGCGCTCCGTCAGTCTCGGCGGCAAAGGGTTCGCTGTACCTTCGTACGGATGGTTCTTCCGGTACTACCCGTGCGTATATCAATACGGACGGTGCAACTACTTGGACCAATATCACCACTGCCGCCTAATTTAGGAGTACCCCATGAGACCATCAGTACTGAGGGTCAGGGGAGGTCAGTCGTCCAACGTCTACACTCCTGACCACTACATCTCCCCGATGAACGTGGCTTTGGGGGTACGGGTAAGCGGTACGATCAACTGTACCGTGCAGTACACGTTTGACGATGTGTTTGCCCCCGGCTATGTCCCCTCTTCGGGCAACTGGACGAACCACCCGACCCTGAACTCGCTGAGCATCAGCACCGATTCCAACATTGCCTATCCCGTCACTGGGATTCGTATTGTGGGTAACACGGGTGCTGGCGAAGCGTTCCTGACGATCATCCAAGCGGGTGGTGGAGGCTTGTCGTGAGTATTGCACGCGATATTACTGGCGCTGCAATTGCGAATAGCAACCAATCGTTTGAAATTATGGCGCTTGTCTCCAATCCGGACGCTTTTGTCAAACGGATTAAAGAACTTCAGGCGCTTATCGACAAGAACAAGGAGTATGTCGAACTGGCCGGTAAAGTCAGCGAGATTACTCGTTTGCGGGATGAAGCCGGTAAGTTGCATGAACAGACCGACGCTTTAAATAAAGCGGCTCGTGCCAAGGCAGAGGAAGCGGAGAAGGCGGCTGCTGAAGCCCTCAAGAACGCTCAGACCGAGGCTGCTGCGGTCATTGCCGCTGCCAAAGAAGCGGCGGACAAAGTTTCAGGCGAAGCCAAGGCGGCTACCAAAAAGGCTAACGATCTGACTAAAAAGTCTACGGATCGTGCTGCTGCACTTGATGCACGTGAGGCGGAACTTGGCAAGTTGACGGCTATTCTTGAGGAGAAAAACTCCAAGTTGTCGCAGGCTTTGGCAGACGCAGAAGTCGCTAAAGAAATTGCTGTTAAGACCAAAAACGAGATTATCGCCAAACACAAGGCTCTGATCGAGGGCTTGTAATGACTGGCATAGTTGATTTCCGTACTTCGTTACTTGACGAAATCGGGAATCCTATAACTAGTACAAACCCCCTCCCTACTACTGGTAGTGGCGGAGGTGGAGGCGGTGGTGGGGTTCTTGACGCTTACGCCCTGAACGATCTTTTGGAAGGTACTCCAATGTATATCGGGAAGGCTAAAACTGATGGAACTTGGTTGATACAGCGGTTTAACTCTTCTACTGGGGAGATGCGTTATGCAAACGTATCAAACAATGGTGGGGTTACAACATACTCTTCAGCATGGACAAACAAGACTACTTTAACCTACGGGCTAATCCAAACACTGACAGGAATTTAATGTTATGAGCATGACCAATGCCGCAGAGGCAAATCTTCTGAACTTGCTGTTCTTGAACATCGACTGGGCAAATATCGGTGATGCGGCGGGCTTGCAGAACTCTGCTACGGCGGGTTCATTTTATATTAGCCTGCACTCTGCCGATCCGGGCGAAGCGGGCAATCAGTCAACGAACGAAATCAGTTACACAGGTTACGCTCGCGTGGCCGTGAATCGCACCGCAGGCGGTTGGACGTTGACAACCTCGACGATCAGCAACACCGCCCTTGTTCAATTTGGACAATGCACGGCGGGCACCGCGACGGCGACTGACTTTGGTATTGGCACAGACTCGGCAGGCGCAGGCAACCTTATTTTTAAGGGCGCACTGACCTCATCGCTTGCCATTTCAACGGGTATTCAGCCGCAGTTTGCCGCAGGCGCATTGACCGTCACGGTTGACTAATGTGTGGCGTTATATCTGCGCTCATTGCTTGCGGATATTGTTGTTGTTGGACGATGACAGCGTGGAACCGTGTCCCGATCACCCGCATGGCGCAGTGGATGTAATACAAGATGTTTAATGGCGTATTGCCCCTTGCCCAAGCGGTTGCCACCAACGGTCAAGAGTGGCAATCGTTCTTTTTTAAGACAGTTCCGGCGCTGACAGCGCGTTGGGTTGACGGTTCTGTCGGTGCGGGCATACCGATTTACAACGCTTACGTCGGATCGCAGTTAGAGGCAACGCCGCTGACCGGAACGGGAAATTCTGGAATTTATTGCGGCCCAGCCCCCGCAAGCGGTCAGCAAAAGTACCTCCACGTTATGCAGGCTGTGTCAACGGCTGCGAATGTTCCGTCAATGATGGTGCTGTCAGACTACTTGATGTTTTATCCGTTGATTGACGGTGATAACACTGACCCGCAAGTGTTAACAAATACCCAAACTTTGCCACGTTACACGAGCGGCGAAGGCGTTAAATGCATGATTGTTGTCCAAGTGCCAATGACGCAATCAGGCACGATGACGGTGAGTTACACAAATAGCGCGGGCGTGGCGGGAAGAACATCAACTTTTGGGTTAATCAATACGTCCGTGATTGGCGCGTTATGTAACACAGCAAGCAGCGTGGTGACCGCAGGGTCAGAGAACCCGTTTATTCCGTTGCAAGGCGGGGACAAAGGAATTCGGAGCATTGAGTCGGTTACGGTATCAGGCGCACCGGGTGGGTTTTACAATGCCGTTTTGGTGAAGCCGATTACGAGCCTGCAACTGCGCGACATTAACGTGGCGGCAGAAAAAGTCATGTTTTCAATGAGTGGAACGTGTCCAGAGATTCAAACTGGCGCTTATTTGCAGTGGATCATCAATAACGGTGGCGCGTCAGCGGGAACGCTGCGCGGCTTCCTACAATTTGCGTGGAGTTAAATTATGCCGTTTTCATCAATGGACGCACTGATTAATGACATCACAAGCGGTCAATACCAGCGAAGCGACTGGAACAAAATCACCGGCGCAAGCGCGTACGCCGCTGGCCGTTGGTATGACTTTTCTGGTTTAGGCGGTACGCCTGTCGCAAACGCTTGGGCGGGTACTGCGTTGGCGTGGCGAACGTGTGATGAAACGACCGGCAACGGGACGCAGATTTTTGGATTGCCAAATGGCGGCAACGTATCGCCAAACACAAAGCACGTTTTGAACGTATCCGCTGTCACCGCTGTGGCAACCGGCGTTCCGGCTCAGTTGATGTTGGTAGACTTGCAGGGGTATTGGCCCGGCATCACTAACAACTCAGCAACGGCCCAGACACTAACCGGAACGCCGTCACTTCGATACACCAACGGTGCAGGATGCCGATTGTATTGGGTGCAGACTTCCGCTGCTGGTGCGACGGCGCAGAGTATTGCCGTGTCGTATTCAAACACCACGCCAACCTCAGGTCGTGCGTTGCCGGTAACGGTGGCTATGACCGCATCTGCCATTGTGGGTCACATCAGCCATTCAGGAACGGCGGCCAACAACTATGGGCCGTTTTTGCCTTTGGCATCAGGCGATACGGGCGTTTCCACAGTGGCGTCGGTCACGTTCAGCGCCGCAAATACGGGAACCGGGGCGCTTTGCCTTGCCAAACCGCTTTTGACGCTGCCGCTTACCACGGCATCAGTATCAGCCGAGCGCGATCTGCTAAACCAGTTGCCGAGCCTGCCGCAAGTAGTGGACGGAGCGTGTTTGGTATGGCTGTACTTTGCCGGGGCTGCGACGGCTGCAAACACTAACTTTTACGGCGCTGTTGAATTCGGATGGGGCTAAAGCAGAACACTTCGCTTCTTGCTCAGCTGCCGCTACGACAACGCGGCGGTGACCCCGGCACTTTGCGACCGTTTTGGGGGCGTACTGATTTACGCAATCAAAGCGTCGGACAAGGCATATCGTCTGAATTGGCGGGCATCCCTTACGGTCACCTTGCGCCAAGTTCATGGGTGCTACCGTACCAAGGCGGGGCTATGTCGGCGTTTACCTACGTCGGCGCAACCTTTACGGTCAACGACCTCAACCTTGCCGCAGGCGTTAACCTTACTGGCCCCACTTCAGTCACGTTCACGGTCGGGCCGAGCCAACTTGACCTTGTTGTCAGTGCCATCGGCTCTAGCAGCATCACATTTACGGTCGGCGGCACGCTTGCGGGCGCTTTGGCAGCAGTTGGCGCTTCAACGGTTACGTTCACCGTTGGGCCGTCTACACTCGGCGCAGAGGCGGGCCTTTTTGGCTCAACGACTGTGCTTCTGACCGTATCGGCAACGCCTCGTGCGATTGGCAATCTGGCAGGTGCTGTTACCCCGTTTACAGAATTGTCTCCCCAAAACCTTGCTGCGGCAGTCTGGTCGGCGCTGGCTGCGGATTACAACGTCACCGACACGATGGGTAACAAACTTAACTTGGCCTCGTCTGGCGGCGTAGACTATAACGCACTGGCTGACGCGGTATGGAATGCGGTAATATCGACCTACACTACATCGGGGTCTACTGGCAATACTCTTAACAATACTCTGTCTACGCCGAACTTCTTGGCGCTTAAATAAGGTGTGACATGGCTAAATCTCCTGCTTGGCAACGTGCTGAAGGCAAGAACCCGAAGGGTGGGTTGAACGCTAAAGGCCGTGCGTCTTATAACCGTGCGAATCCCGGTAAGCCGGGTTTGAAGCCTCCTCAGCCTGAAGGTGGTCCTCGCAAGAAGTCATTCTGCGCCCGGATGTCAGGGATGAAGAAGAAACTGACTAGCGCCAAGACGGCTAACGATCCTAACAGTCGTATCAATAAATCTTTGCGGGCATGGAATTGCTGACATGGAAATGGTTGTTTGGAATGCTGTCCTCACAGGCATTGTGGCTATCATGGGGTTTGTCGTGAAAGACAAATTTGATGAATTGAAGCGTTTGGGTATTCTGCTCAATCGCACTCGCGAAGAAGTGGCTAGGGATCACATTACTCGTGCCGAAGTGCGGGAAGATATGCGACAGTTGCTTGACCGTCTTGAACGGTTGGACCAAAAGATAGACAAGTTGATTGCAAATAATGCCCAGTAAATCTGCAAAACAACACCGTTTGATGGCGATGGTTGCTCACGACCCCAAAGCAGCCAAGCGCGTTGGTATACCTCAATCTGTGGGTCGTGATTACGTCGAGGCCGACAAAGGCCGTAAATTTGGTTCTGGAGGATCTATGAAAGAGTCCAAGGCGATGATGAAGAAGGAAGTGTCGTTCATGAAAAAGAAGGGCGCTCCGAAGTCCATGATCAAGCACGAAGAGCGCGAGATGAAGGGCGTGAAGAAGTACGCTCGTGGCGGCGGCATTGAGATCAAGGGCAAGACCCGTGGCAAGATGGTCAAGATGGCTTACGGCGGTAAGTGCTAATGAACGACAAGAAAAAACCAAAGCCCCTACCGTCGCCGTCTGACGATCTGCCGCCTCGCGGCAATCTGCCGGATAAGTCTGTTATCCCGCCCGGTAAAGGTTTTGGTGATGACATTCCGCGCAAGAAGGAAGAGAAGCCTAAAAAAATGCGTAGCGGCGGTTCCGTTTCTTCTGCGTCCAAGCGGGCTGACGGCTGCGCGGTGAAGGGCAAGACTCGCGGTAAGTTTGTCTAAGGATCTGTTATGGATCGCATTCCTAAATACACGGCGGGGATGTTTAAGAAGAAGATGCCGCGTTTTGGCGCGGCTGCTATCAAAAAGCCTCGTCTACCGTCGCCACCTAAGCCGCGAGTTAAGAAGTTTGCGGAAGGTGGGCAACTTCAAGACGTAAAAGAAATGAAGCGTGATCCGGAGTGGGAGCGTGAAGTAAAGGAGATGCTCCGTGAGCGTAAGATTGAAGAGCGCGGCAGATCTCCGTACAAGGGTAATGTGAAAGCGGCAGGGCCGTACATTATTCCAGAGCCTGAAAGTTTTGATGAAATGCCGTTTAAGAAAGCCTATGGGATTAGGCGTAAAGAACTTGGCGAAGGCGGCTCTTTCTTGTGGCGGGGCAAACCGTATGTGGTTAAGTCTGCCGAAGAGAAGAAGGCTAAAGGAGGCACAATAAAGTCCTCCTGCTGCCGTGGTGACGGTATCGCTAAGAAAGGTAAGACCAGAGGGAAGTACGTCTAATGCTACCGTCCCGAGGCATGGGCGCTATCGCCAAAAACAAAGTCCCCCGTGCCAAACGTCGTGGGGACGAGAAGCCTGTGATTGGGACTGGGAAGCCTATTAAGACCTATTCCAAGGGCGGCGAGAGCAAGGTGAACGAGGCTGGTAATTACACCAAGCCCGGTATGCGTAAGAAGTTGTTTGAGTCAATCAAGGCTTCGGCTACGCAGGGTACGGGTGCAGGGCAGTGGAGCGCAAGGAAAGCGCAGTTGTTGGCGAAGCGGTATAAGGCCGCAGGTGGCGGGTACAAGTCATGAAAGCCCCTCAGCAGTCCCTCAAGGCTTGGACGCAGCAGAAATGGAGAACGAAAAGTGGTAAACGGTCTTCTGACACGGGCGAAAGATACCTTCCGGAGGCTGCTATCAAGGCTCTCAGTCCTGCTGAATACGCCCGGACCAGTGCCGCCAAACGTAAAGGTAAAGCGCAAGGCAAGCAATTTGTCGCGCAGCCTAAAAGCATCAAAGAAAAAGTGAAGCCGTATAGACGGCGAGGTATGTGATATGAACAACGTATCCACCCAAGTTCCTACAACTCAGGGTCCGCAACTTCAAGGCGGGTACCAGTCTATTTTGGGAAATCGCATGGGCGGTGGTCTTGGCGGTTTCGGTAGCATGGGAGGCTTCGGCGGTGCTTATGGTGCGCCATTTAATCTTGGTGGTATGGGCCAAGGTGGCTTCGGCGGCATGGGGGGCTTTGGTGGTTACGGTGGCTTTAATCCCATGATGGGCGGCTTTGGTGGCTTCGGCGGCTTTAACCCCATGATGGGCGGCTTAGGCGGCTTCGGTGGTTTTGGTGGCTTCGGCGGTATGGGTGGCTACGGTGGCTTTAATCCCATGATGGGCGGCTTTGGTGGCTTCGGCGGCTTTAACCCCATGATGGGCGGCTTCGGTGGTATGGGCGGTATGGGTGGCGGTCTTGCTGCACTGCTCGGCCAGTTGCGTGCTGTTCAAGGGGGAAATGGAGACCCCAACGCCCCACCTCCGGGCATGAAATTGAACCCGGACTTTAATGTCGGGCGTTCTATGCTTACAGATGTTCGCCTCGACGACAGGACTAGGCAGATGTTTATTCCTGATGAGGGAGCGAACCAGCCGCTTCTCCAGCCTGCTGTGCAACCTCGCCCTAAGTGGGTGGACCCTAATGCTGGCAAGGTAAAGAATCCGTACTACTATGACCGTTTCGCTAATGGTGCGATTGGCACTGCGGATGTCCAATTTGGCGATAATGAATATATAAATCCAGAAGAATTGAAAAACTATGAAAGCCGTTTAGAAAGGAATAAAAACACAACCGCTAGATATGAAGAATTAAAAAATACCCCAATAACCGATGCCCAAAGAAATTCGGCTATGTACACCCTTGCAGCCAATAAAGGGTATAACAGAGTAGGGGAAGGTGCTACTGATCCGAATACAGTAATGAACTTTTTAAAAGAGAAGAATATAGATTATAGTGATGACGCACTTAAATCTTATCGCTCACCTTCTGATTTCGGCCTTAATTTTGAATAGTAAACGAGCATAATATTTATGGTCGCTAAAACTACAGATACAACCGACTTCAATCTTGACCTCAACATCATTATTGAAGAGGCGTTTGAGCGGTGTGGGACTGAGTTGCGTACGGGTTACCACTTCCGTACGGCTCGGCGTAGTCTTGCTTTGCTTTTAATGGATTGGGCCAACCGGGGCGTTAATCTGTGGACGCTAGAAGA